TGGGGATCCTACAAGCAGTACCTGAGCGATCATGATATGGGGGGATTCAACAGGCGAGTAACTGAACTGAAGGAAAAATACGGAAACGACGAGTTCCTGATCGGTATCCTGTATGCATTTGCGCCGATAATCAATACGCTGCATGCGGAATATTTGATGGGGATTTCAGGAAAATAATTGAACAGTGTTTGAATGAAAGCGTGAGAAGATTGGTGCGAGAAGCCATAAGAGATAGAGGAATAGTACGTTTGGCAGGATGACAATTACTGTTGACATTACAGTAAAGATGGACAAGGCGTTATGACACGCTGATAGAGGTTCCAATATTCAAAGGTTCTACCCACCAGCATTGTCGTCCACTTGATGGATTGAATCAAGAGACAGGTAACCCGCAAAAGCGGGCTACCTGTCCTGGAATTTCAAGTGATGATATAGAATATCAATGAATTCACTATTCGTTGGCTTGGAAAGCAGAGGATACTTTGCAATGCCGCATAAGAAATCGCGGTTTCCGTTATTCCAGCAGTAAGTAATCGTAGTACGCATACAATGCTCAACGCTATCACGACTTACACGAAACTCCTTAGCAATGTCTACATAAAGGCGCTTATAGACGAAAAGCAGATAATCTTCGTCCTGCAGACAGAGTTTAAGTGCGTGTCGAAGGTAATAGAAACCACGGTAAGTAGAATGAATTCCAAGTGTCAGAAGCAAGGTAGTAATAGGATCTGACATAAAAAATCCCCCTTTTTCTTTAGTATAACCGCAGAGATTATAATTGGTAAAATATGTAAATTCTAAAAGCGGACACAACTTTACGTCAGTCGACATAAATAGAAAAAGAGATGTCGTAGATTAGGAGCCTTGCTGGGAAAGAGGGACGAAGAAAGCAACAAATTGAAGCAAGTGGCAAGTGAAAGAGATTAGATTTTAGGAGGGAAATAGACGACATGACAGAACGAGAGAAAGAGATTGTTAGAAGATTAATGCATCCAGTGTACACAGTGGAATATCTCGAAGCATGGTTGGAAAGAAAAGACAATGTTTTCGTGAATCCGGTAGCAGCATTATCAGTTATGGGGGCACAAGGGTTTTATTCTGCCATCCAAGCGATGGCAGAACAGTGGGCTGGAATGAGCGATTAACTTAGCAGTTAGGAGGAAGTGATATGGAAAGGGTGTTAGATGCCTGTTGTGGCAGCCGAATGTTTTATTTTGATAAGCAGAACCCGGATGTGATTTACGCAGACAATCGGGAAGTGAAGACTGTACTATGTGATGGAAGGGCATTATTGATTAAGCCCGATGTAATGATGGATTTCAGGGATATGCCATACAAAGATAATACTTTCAAAGTTGTTGTATTTGACCCTCCGCACTTAATTCACGCAGGGACAGGGAGTTGGCTGGCCAATAAATACGGAATCCTTCCGTCAGACTGGCCAAAATATTTGAAGCAGGGATTCAGCGAATGCATGAGGGTTCTGAAACCGGACGGATTGCTGGTCTTTAAATGGAACGAAGATCAGATAAAATTATCCGAGGTGCTGAATGTTTTTGATAAAAAGCCTTTACTAGGAGATCAGAGAGGTAAAACAAGATGGCTGGTATTCATCAAGTAAATTAGCATTTAGGAGGGGAGATGGAGCATGGAGAACTATGTGAAATTATCACAACTTTTGCATGTGATGAATAAAAATGATTTGATTTATTGCAACGTATTTGCAGAGGAAGGTGGCTGGATGATGCGTGGCAATGAATGGGATACGGAGACTGCAAAGAAATGGACTGTAACAGACCTGTTTATTAATAGCAAAGGAAATTTGCAGTGTTATGTAGTTGAGAATTATGCAGAACCTGCAAGTATTCAGGATGCGGCATTAAAGGAACTATTTGGTTAAAAATTAGCATTTTGAAGTAAAGATAGCGACAAGGTAAGACATGGGAACGTGGATTGAAATATCAGCAACCATGAAATAATGATTTTAAAACTGATTGGAGGAAATTTTATGAGAAGGTGTCCTTGGTGTAAAAATAAAGCAACTGTAAAGAATAGTCCTCTTGGATATTATGCTGAATGTGAACGCAATGGTCATATTCATAACATAGGAGTGTTGGTTTGTGCAAGAAAATCATTTTCAAAAACTAAACAAGAGGCAGAAGAACTATGGAATAAAGAAGTTGAAAGATATGAGCAAATAAATTAGCAAAAGAACCGCATGAAATTTACTTTGATTGGGTTGGGTATTCTCTGTTGGAGATGGATGGGACAGAGAAGTGTCCGCGTCAGATAAAGAATAAAATAAAAAGGATGTTCAAATATATGAATTCGAAATTCATAAAATTGGATATCCTTTTTTAAGGAGGTGATGTGGTTGATTGTAAAAGTTATCAGCTCTTATTATGATGTGGAAAAGCACAGGAACATAGGACAAGGCGAAGAGATTTAGGTTTCCGAGTCAAGGTCAAGGAAATTGGAAAGATCTAAGATAATCCGAAAAAGAGTAACGGTAACGAAGGACGCATAGGCGTTCTTTTATTTTACCCTTTTTTAAGTGTTGCAGGGGATAAAGAACAACGGTACATTCCATACCGGGAGAGCCGGAATAAAAATCTATGGAGGTGAAACTAAATGGAATGGTTAAAGAAAATCTTAAGCAATGCGGTATATGGAGAAGATGGGAAGTTGGATGTGGAAAAGACCTTGGAAAAAATCAATAAGGAGGCGCCGAACCACATCATACCAAAAGGGGAGTACGACACAAAGGTTACAGAACTTAATACGGCAAATGCCACCATCAAAGATTTGCAGGAAAGCACTATGGGGAATGAGGAACTGCAAGGGAAGATCAAGACATATGAGACAGAAATTAAAAACTTGCAGAAAGCGAATGAAGACATGCAGAAGTCATACAGGCTCAAGGAAATGATCTCAAATGCCGGATGCACAGATGCTGACTATCTGATCTACAAGCATGGAGGGTTAGAAAAGTTCACGTTTGACAAGGACGGAAAACCTGTTGGAGTAGATGAGATCGTGAAGTCCTATAAGGAATCTATACCGATGCTATTTCCAACTGGCCAGAAACATCAGAGTTATAATCCGCAGGGGGGTGCAGGAGCAGCGACTACTAACCCATTTGCGAAAGATACATTCAATCTGACAGAACAGGGGAAAATGCTTAAGGAAAACCCGGCACAGGCACAGGAAATGGCGGCTGCCGCCGGAGTAACATTGTAGGAAAAAGAAAGGTTAAAAAGGTGATAACACATGGCAGGAACAACATTATCAGATGTAATTGTACCACAGTTATTTACTCCGTACGTGATCCAGAAGACTATGGAGAAATCGGCATTATATAACTGTGGAATTATTGTTAACGATACTAAATTTGACGAACTGGCTTCACAGGCCTCTCCACTAGTGAATATGCCGTTTTTCGAGGATTTGACGGGTGAGTCAGAGTCCGTAGTGGAGGGGAAGGATTTGACGCCGTCTGGAATTGAATCCGAGCAGGACGTTGCAGTAATTATCAGGCGAGCAAAGATGTGGAGTGCCACTGATCTGTCAGCCGCGCTTGCGGGCAGCGATCCGATGCTTGCGATTGCATCCCTAGTGGCAGGCTTCCGAGCGCGTGATATGCAGAAGGAATTGGTCGCTATTCTAAAGGGAATTTTCGGCTCTTATACAGCATCAGAAGCGCAATCGGCGACAACGCCACTTGCAAGCAATATATTAGACATTTCTGGCGGTTCAGGAACGGCGGCTAAATGGAGCGGGTCTGCTTTCATTGATGCAGAACAGTTGCTTGGAGACAATAAGACGGCACTTACGGGGGGTGTAATGCATAGTGCTACGGGGGCGGCACTTAAGAAGCAGAATCTTATTGAGACCGTACAGCCATCGAATGACGTGTCGTTCGGATTATATCAGGGGAAACGAGTCATTGTGGATGACGGATGCCCTGTAACTGGCTCTGGCTCAAATCAGGTATTCTCTACATACCTTTTCGGTCAGGGCGCGATTGCGCTTGGTAATGGAAATCCAGTAGGATTCGTGCCAACCGAGACAGATCGGGACAAGAAGAAGGGTTCCGGTATTGACTACCTGATTAACAGATGGACGAACATACTTCATCCGCGCGGAATTCAGTTCACAAACGCCAAGGTAATCAGCAAGAAGGAAGGCCCTACAAGAGCAGAACTTTCTGACGCGCAGAATTGGAACCCTGTATATGAGCCAAAGCAGATCAGGATTGTGGAGTTCAAGCACAAACTGTAGGAGTTGATCGTATGGAAGAGAGAATATTAGAGAGCCTGCTAAAACGTCCTGGCTTGGGTGACAAGAGATATATCCTTGAGGATATGGTACATGATAGCGTTCTGGAAATCCGGGACGCTATCAATTATGAAAAAGACGAGGAATTGCCAGAGACATGTGAATTGGCAGTGAAAGAACTGACGCTTATCAGGTTCAATCGAGACGGAACAGAGGGCATAGCAAGCGAGAGCAATAGCGGAGTATCAGTGTCATATATCAATGAGTTGCCGCCTTCTGTTAAGCGTATCATATATCGCCACAGGAGATTACGCAGGAGGAAATAGGATGTCAATAAACCGGGATATGAGCAGATACACGATCCAGGAAGAAAAGCGTGTCAGAAGTCCATCTGGCGGATTCAAGACAGAATGGGTACATGTCTCCAATGCCGATGTCGCCGTATATAAAAATGATGAGTACGTAACGCATGCAAGCGAGGTATACAAGGTATCAACGCATACAGGGCTTACATACCGCAAGGGACTCAAGGCTGGAAAACATCGTCTTAAGAATGACGATGCTGTATATATGATAATGTCCAGCAACGATTCCGGAAGGCTGGCAAGCCTGCTTCTTAAGGAGGTGACCACGGATGTCTGATAATTCTGCATTTGAGACAAGTATGGATGCGGCAATGCTGGAAATCATGGCAGAGGCAGGAAGGAAAAAGAAAACCTCCGGGT